CAGCTCGTAGAAGGCCGTGATCAAATCGCTCAAAATTTAGCGATCAGGCTTCGCTTTATTCTAGGAGAATGGTTTCTAGACACCACAGCAGGCGTTCCCTATTACACTGATTTCTTCATCAAGGCTCACAATCAAATTCGCATAGAAAGTGTTCTTAAAGAAGAAATTTTAGATACCCCAGGCGTTAACCAAATTCTCAGCTTTTCCAGCAATTTCGATGCTCAGCGTCGAATCTATTCGGTTGTTTTCTCTGTGATCACGACTCAAGGCGAAATCACTCTAACAGAGGAGCTCGTAGCATGACCTCACAATTCGGTCTTACTCCTCAAGGATTCAAAATCAAGCGTCTCCCAGACATTCATGCAGAGAATCAAAATCTCCTTTTGGCTGCCTTTGGAGAAATTAACCTCGATCCACAGTCTATTTTCGGACAGCTCATTGGCGTGCTCTCAAAAGTCGAAGCCGACATATGGGAAAACATGCAGGACGTCTACTTCAGCCAGTACCCCAATTCCGCTGAAGGAATTAGCCTTGATAATGTGGTTCAATTAAACGCCATCACAAGGCTTGCAGCGCAACAGACAAATGTCACTGCCGTTTGCTCTGGATTAGAAGGAACCCTCATCAATCAGGGAGCGCTCGCTCGAATTCCGGATACAGGAGCCGTTTTCTTCTGTCAGGCAGACTCTTTTATTTCACGGTCGAATGCAGCATCTGCTTCCATTGTGGTCGGCGCAGCTGCAGCCCAATCTTACACAGCCATCATCAACAACCAGACCATCACTTACTCTCTTCCGATTATCACTTTTACGGGAAGCTTTGTCACAGGAAACTCGATTGTTGTCACCCTGAACGGCACCACGCTTGCCGCTGTCCCTTTCAATGCGAGCAATGATCAAACTCTCACCGATTTAGCCGCTGCAATTGCAGCCAACCCTGACGTCTTATCTGCCACACCCACAATCCCTAACATCATCAGTATTGTTCCCATTTTGGGAAAAAATGTGGTTGTAAATTCGATCGTTATAACTGGGGGAGCATCCCAACCAACCTATGCAGTGACTTTTGACACGCCAACAATCAATGCAGTATCCCAAAATTTAACCAGCATCATCAATGCGACCATTTCAACTGTCTTAGCAACGGATTTGATAGGAAGCTTATCCATTGTTGCTGATGATCCAGATGTGCCTTTTTCAATCAGCGTAGGGACAAATCTCAGCATTTCTTCCCAATCCTCACCTATTACCTTCCTCTCTCAGAATTTTGCCCCTATTGCAGCTCCTATCAACACCCTGGTGGAGATCCTCACCCCAATTTCCGGATGGAACTCGATCAACAATCCAAAAGCTGGAGTCACTGGTCGATTCATCGAAACCGATGCTGAACTTCGTATCAGGAGAAATAATTCCATCCGTCTTTTAGGAGCCGGTACCGTTGAATCCATCAGAGCTCGCCTCTTGCAACAAGTGCCTGGAGTGACATCTGCTTTCATTTTCGAAAATAGGACCATGACTCAAGAGCCAATCGACATTGTTTTGAATCAGGACTTGGTCACCGGCAATACGATCACAATCGTTTTCAACACCATTCAAACACTTCCGATTGTCACATTCGCTACTTCTCACCTGGATACTATGAATGCCATAGCAATCGACATCGCTAACCAACCTCAAATCGCCTCTGCTGTTGTCGGTGGAACAGCAAATCGAACCATCACCGTTTCTATGAAAGAGGCTGTAGAGGTCGCGATTACAACATTTTCAGTCACAGGTGGCGCAAGCCAAGCGCAAGCTGTATTTAAAGGCGGACGCCTTGCAAAAAGTTTCGAAGCAGTCGTAGAAGGAGGTTCTGATGCTGACGTTGCAAATAAAATCTGGCTTACCAAACCGGCGGGCATCCAAACCTTCGGTAACACGTCCTTTACCATCACCGACTCACAAGGTGAGCAACAGGTCATCAATTTTAGCCGCCCCACCCCCATCTACATTTGGGTTACGGTTGCGTTGACTCTCTATTCCGAAGAGACCTTCCCTCCCAATGGCCAAGACTTAGTCGCAGAAGCCATCAATACTTATGGAAATAACTTAGGGATTGGAGTCGATGTTCTTTTGCAACGAGTTCTGGCTCAAATCTTCACTGTCCCAGGGATTGCAAGCGGAGCAATGCAAATTGCAGCCACTAACGGTCCAGGGGATAGCCCTCTCTATGGAACGGCGGATATTCCGATCCAAGAGAATGAAATAGCGATATTTGATCTATCGCGCATCACGGTGACGGTATGACGAAGGAGGCATCCAAATGGCCCTAATACCGAACCACGTTCAAAGAGCGATTGCGCTTCTCGCCGGGCAGTTTCAACAAAGTTTGCTTGATGGAGAGTATAGCCGCTTCCAACGACTGATCCAGGCTTTCGTCACTCAATTTCAAGAGATAGACGATGTCAATCAAACATTGAAATTTGATCGATCGATTGAAACATCGGTCGGAGTTCAGCTGGATGGACTCGGGCAAATATTAGGACTCGCTAGGCTGCCAGATGAAGGCGATGAAGATTATAGAGAAAAGCTGAAATTTCAAATCTTCATCAATAAATCTAACGGAACGCCTGAGGAAGTGATCGCCGTTCTTAAGTTTTTGACTAAGGCGACCAAGATACGCTACCACGAATACTACCCTGCAGCCTTTCAAATGGACACCGATGGAGTCACCTTCTCCGTCCCTCCAGAACAGCTGGTCTCAGCAATCCAATCAGTAAGTCCCGCAGCAGTTCAATACACCCCCATTACGGCAACTTATGGGGTTCCTCTCCCATTTGTTTTCAGCGGAGACCCGATTATAGAACTGCTCGACGTTTCTCCATTTGAAGCCGATCCATTCGATTTTAGAAACCTCCAAGTACAAACGACAGATCTTTTGGCAGTCAATGCGGGCAATGTGGTCAATCCAACGTTTGGAGGTTGTTTTGCTGAATTTGGAACCCCCATTGATACGACCGGAGCAGGTCAATTAGCAGAAGTAATCATGTTCGACGGCTCAACGCCGCCGCCACCTTAAGGAGACACTCATGGTATCGAAACCAACTATCCTTCCCGAATGGGCCGAAAATGATGTTGTAGATCCAATATCTGGACAAAACAACGTCCTTGAGCCGCCTCCTGAAAAAAAGCTGGAAGGATGGGCTCGTCTTGAATATCCACCGCGAAATTGGTTCAACTGGCTCGCTCGCTACACCTGGAGATGGCTGAATTGGTTCAAACAGCAGGAAGAGCAAGCGATTGTTACGGATGGCGATGGGTCCAATATTTTCCCGATCAGTGGATCTCTTTGCGTCTTATTCGCCGTCGATACAGCAAGCCCAACTCATTATCTCTACGCCATCGGGGCGAATATCGGAGGGACTGTCACTCTGACAAAAATAGCAGGAGCAACCTTAGACCTAGGAGTGATTTCCGGCACCTCGGTTCCCATTACGGGAGCTGCGGATCCGGCAACCATTATCGCTTGGGGACAATCAAAAATTATTCCGTCTTAAGGAGAAACTATGAGCACACCTGTACTAATAAGCCACCTTGATCCTGTAGGAGTAATAGATCCAGCTAACGATCTCACGATTGTCCATCAAGGATTTACTGACAAAAAAGCAACGATTGCCCAGATAAGGAATTTCGATATTTCTCTATTCGATCCCCTCCCAAGCACTGCCATCAATAACGATTTGATGGTCATAGGACGAGGTTCTACGAATTACCAGATTCGATTCGATCAGGTCAGCTTTGTCGCAGGCACCCAGCTTTGGTTCTACCAAGATGTGGCCCCTAGCGGATGGGTGACGATCCCCGTCGGCGACTGCCTTCTAGGAGTCAAAGGCGGATCCACTTACACAGTTGGAGGCGCGCTGCCTCAAGGGACGTGGCAGACAGCGGATCACACTCTTACGACCGATCAAATCCCAGCTCATACTCACCAAATCACTCTCTACAAATCGGATCAAAAGGGAAATCTTGCGCCTCAAAAAGTGGGAAGCACGAATCAAGGCGGAACCAACTTTGCGACAACCTCTAGCGTAGGTGGAAGCCAAGCCCACAATCACGGGTCAGCTTGGAGGCCCTTAGCTGCAACAGGAATTTTATGCCAAAAACAACCCTAAAAACTAATTAAAGGAGAACTCAATGGACTGTACTTCATGCAAAGAAAACTGCCCCTTCGTCAAGAGCAAACTATGCGCTACCGAAAGAGAGTGCCCAAATTTTGTGGAATCTTGGTGGCAAGAAGGAGGAACGGGACAACCTAAAGTGATCAGCGATTGCGCTCCAAAAAGGATGCTGATTCAACAGCAGGTTGAAGTTAACCGGATGTTTGCCTTGCAACAGGCCGTTGAGCAGATGAGAAATCGTCTCGAAAAGCTTGAGGGGCTCTTAGGCCAATTAATAGAGCAGAGCAAAGAATATATTCTTCAAAGCCCTCCCAAACAAGTTTCTAGAAAACCTCAAAAAAAGGCGCTTCATTATGACCCCTCCAATGTCTCTTGATGCTCATTCTTCTGAGGATATGGATAAAAGATATGCCTCATTTTTATCACAGGCGAATGCTTTTTCCGCTTCTGGATCTTTAGCCGTCTTGAACCCAATGCACATCATTCCTCTTCTGCCTCAACTACCCACTCAACCAAGACGGAAGATTCAACAGCGATCTGTTCGATGGATCAGATCGTCTGAACAAAGCGAAGAACATCACTTTAAAAATTAAGAATGAGGAAAAAACATGGCTCACAATTCGTCAGTCAACTTAGACATCTCCAACCTTTCGGTTGGCTTTAGCATTGGTGGAGGTACCACCAAGAGAACCGTCACCTACAACGGTAGCGGCGATTACACACTCACCAATCAGTTTGCAGGCGCAGGAGTCTACACCTTCCCAAACAGAGCTGCAGATACTCTGATTGGATTCGCGGACTATACTGCAAAAGGCGTGATCCTAGTAGGAACAGGCGCAGGCACTTTCACCCCTCTATCTGTTGGAACGGACAATTTCGTTTTAACAGCCGACTCTAGCCAAACTTCTGGCGTCAAATGGGCGGCTAATGGTGGCGGTGTTGGTTCTTGGATCAACTCTACTTCTGGCCCAGTTTCAATGGTTGCTGGGAATGGTTACTTCTCAAATGCGACAGGTGCGGATTTGACATTCAACCTTCCTGCAACTTCAGCTCAAGGAACTATGTTGGAAATCACCAACCTTCAAGCAGCTCATAACTTCACGATTGCTCAAGCCTCTGGTCAAAGCATCCAGTTCGGAAGCGTTTCGACTACTGTCGGAGCCAGCGGATCTATCAGCTCGAGCTCGATAGGAGATAGCTTAAGAATGGTTTGTACCGTGGCCAACACAACTTGGCAGGTTCTTTCTGCTCAGGGCAACCTAAATTATGTTTAATGATTTGAGTCGGTTACGGTTTGTAACCGACTCCTTTAATAAAAAGATCAAATTTAGGGGGCAAGAATGGCAAAGAACAATTCAGTGAACGATCCAGGGGTACCGCACCTTCCTTTGAGTGGCGGAACGATGACTGGAAATCTTTTATTAAATAGCGACCCCACTACCTCTACCCAAGCCGCTACTAAAAATTACGTCGACGCCCAGAATGGAGGAGTGATTGGCGCCCTACAATATTTCGCTAATGCCGGTGGAGACTCCACTTTCACTGCTCTAGGATGGAAAAAATGCGATGGAAGCATTCTATCTCAGGCTTCTTTTCCTGCTTTATTTGCTCAAGTCGGACTTCTGAACGGTCCAGCTCAAAATTGGATTCAGCAAAACTCAGGAACAACCGCGAACTTTTCAAGTTTACATTATGGAAATGGGCTTTTCGTTGCGTACGCCTTAAGTAATATTTTCACCTCTACGGATGCAGTAACTTGGACCCCTCGCAAAACTCCTACAGCTCAATCATTGCAAGCTGGAGCCTATGGAAATGGCGTTCATTTCGTTGGTGGCAACGGTGCTACCATGCTTACTTCTACCGATGCGATTAGCTGGTACACGATGCTTCCAGGACTTTCAGGAGACATCGTTTATAACGCAACACCAAGTCAAAAATATGTATGGCTAGGAGGCGCAAACAATGCGACTTCAACCGACGGTAATAGATGGACAGCCCCTATTGTCGCGTGGCCTTCAGGTGTGTCTGCAAATGCCATAGCATATGGCGGCGGTCTATATGTCATGGGTGGATCGAATGGAAACATTGCAACTTCGACAGATGGAGTTACTTGGACGGCAAGACCTAGCGCAACTACCTCGACTATTTACACCCTGACTTATGGCGCTTCAAAATTTTTGGCAGCAGGTCAATTAGGCGTGATGGAAACATCTACAAATGGGATTGCTTGGACAACTCAAAACTCTGGAACTGTTACCCAAATTAATAAAGTCGCCTACTTAAACAGCGCTCTTTTCCTTGCCGGAGGTCAAGGGTTTTTAGCTACTTCGACAGACGCGGTTACATGGACATCTAGAACACTTACAACCCCTGCTACCACGACGATTAACACCATTACTTTCGGAGCAAGCGTTTACCTTTACGCAGGATCAAGCGGAAACGTTGCGACCTCAACAGACGCGATCACTTGGACAGCTAGAACTTTCGGAACAGTAAGCACAATCAATGCGGTGACTTTTGGAAATTCTATCTTTGTAGCCGTAGGCGTCGCTGGCGCTTTAAAAACTTCAACGGACGGGATTACTTGGACGGTCAGAACAAGCAATACGACTTCTGCTTTGAATAGCGTTGTGTGGGATGGAGCTCTATTCCATGCTGTCGGAACGAACACCCATTTAACCTCGACCGATGGTATTACATGGACTAAAAACTTTCCTGGATTAAATGATACGGATTCTGTTCAGGCAGCAATTTACACTGACAAATTTGTCATTGGATATTTCAACGGAGGTATTCAAACCTCGACCGATGGTATCACATGGACGACTCGCACAAGTAATTCCCCTAATAACATCTATGATTTCGCCTATAGCGGCAGCCTCTACGTCTATGCTGCTGGAATCGGTTTAATGGGAACGTCAACAGACGGGATTACTTGGACTGCGAGGCAGACGCCAACTTCAAGTTTTAACTATTCGGTCACTTATGGAAACAGCCTTTGGGTTGCGATAAATAGCGCTGGGAATTTCATGACTTCGAACGATGCGATCACTTGGACAGTACAAACCCCACTAGCTGTAAACCCACCTACAGCAATTAGAGCGGTCAATTTTGCAAACGGACTTTTTGTGGCTGTAGGAAATAATATTTTAGGCGGGACAGTTTACACCTCTACAAACGGGACAAATTGGATTGCTAATCCTAATGTCAGCTCAAGCACAAATGCTTCGGCTCTTTTCGACGTGATAAGCGCTAGCAATAAATTTGTAACCGTGGGACAGGGTGGATACATTTACACCTCCCCGAATGCTTATCAATACGCAACTAATACGCAATTTCAATTGCCGATGGATAATCAGTTGGCAATCACGCAAGAGCCTACAAACATGTTTCCCCGATCCCTTTATATCAAGGCTCAATAACAAAAACAAACAACCACGAACAAGGAAAAAAATGAAAAAAGTAATGATAGCAACACCAGCATACGACGGAAGAGTTCATGTGCCTTATGCGATCTCTTTATCAGAGACTACCATGCTGCTTTTAAATAACGGTGTTCAAGTCGCATATAATATCACCACTTCGGGATCTCTTTTAGTTGCAGAAAGAAACCGAATTTTAAAGCTATTTATGCAAAGTGACGCAACTCATTTGCTGTGCGTTGATTCCGATCTTGGGTGGGTTCCTCAGTTTGTTCTTAAGATGCTTCTGGCTGACAAAGAATTTATAGCAGGTGTTTACCCAGGAAGAGATGGTAAATCGTTTACTTTTAGAACATTTAACAAAGATGACTCGTCGATCGTAGAAGAGAACGGCTTACTTAAAATGCAATACATTCCAGCGGGCTTTATGTTGATGACTAGAAGCGTCGTTGAAAAGTTAATGAAGAAATTTCCTGAGCTTTATTTCGAGCCGAAACATGAAAGCATGAAGAAAGAAAACGGCTGGCTTTTCTTCAATACAGAACTTTGGGATGGAGAATTCTGGGGAGAGGACTATGTCTTTTGCCGTAAAGCAAGAGAAGCTGGCGTGGACATTTGGGTTGATCCTCTTATTCAATTCGATCATGCGGGAGTGAAGGGAAAGCTCCTGGATGTCTTAACTGACAAACCTGAACAAAAACAACAAGAACAAATTGCGTAGTTTTAAAGATGGCTCATATTTCAGCAGTTAACCTTGATATTTCTAATCTATTAGTGGGCTTCAGCATTGGAGGGGGAACCACTAAGAGAACCGTTACCTACAATGGAAACGGTGATTACACACTCACCAACCAATTTGCTGGTTCAGGAGTTTACACATTTCCAAATAGGGCGGCAGATACTCTGATCGGATTTGCTGACTATACAGCGAAAGGAGTGATTCTCATTGGGACCGGAGCTGGCACATTCACGCCTCTATTGGTTGGCACAGACACTTTTGTTTTAACAGCGGATTCAACTCAACCATCCGGAATCAAATGGGCAGCTGGAGGTGGAGGCGGGGGCGGAGGAATTACATGGAACACTGTCTCAGGAACGTCTCAATCAGCTGCGGTAAACAATGGCTATATCACAAACAACGCGAGCCTTGTCACCATCACCCTCCCTTCAACCGCTTCAGTAGGAGACATTGTTGAAGTGGCAGGAAAAGGAGCTGGCGGATGGACTATCGCACAAAACTCAGGTCAAGTCATCCACATGGATGGCGTGGACTCAACGACTGGGACAGGGGGCAGCCTTGCCTCCACAATAAGATACGATGCAGTCCGCCTGCTTTGTATTACAGCCAACACAGATTGGCTTGTTCTATCAGGAATCGGAAACTTAACGGTGGTTTAATATGCCTGTACAAGACTTCATTAATCGCGTCGCAGTTTGCGCCGGATTCACTAGCAAGCTTTCGGGTCTTGCTTTTAAGCCCTTTGCCGGAAACCCAGCCGCGAGTGGTACCGTAGATTGGTACACCTGTCCGGCAGGGAAAAGAGCTGCTGTTATGCAGATCACATGCTGCTCTCCTGGCGGATCGACTACTGTCACTCCCATGCTCAAATCGGGAGGGAACTATTACAATCTTAATGCTGGCTATACAGTGTCCGCTATCGGAACGACAGCTGGAGGAATCACAAACCTCATCATCTTAGAAGCTGGAGAATCAATCGCTACCAACCAAAGCACCACAAACATCAATGTGTGGGGCTCTGTACTGGAATATGATTCAGACGTTCCCTTCAAGACAGCAAAGCTTCTTTCTTTAGCGAACGGAGCCAATACCCTCTATACTTGCCCTACAGGAAAATCAGCGATCTTTTGCTTTAGCAATCTCAGTCCAATTACTCCCCAGGCGGGTTTGACTCTAGCTATAAACTATTGGAACAACAGCGGGGGTACTAGAAGTATTTCTCTCTATCATGTGCCCAATGGTGGCTCAGCCGGGACTAGCAATATGCTCCTCTCTACTACTCCTCAATCAGTGACCAATACATCATTTGTGACCAACCAATTCGCAAGCAATTGCATGAATGCAGGAGACTTTTTACAAATCAACACCGACGCGGCAACTGCCACGCAGTTTGCGTGGGTAACCGTAATGGAGATTTAAATGCCTAGTAATAACGACGTAAACAATCTGATCTTAGAGCCTCAAGGAGTGTGGCTTCCAGGGCTTAAATTTCCCTCTGGTTTCGTATCAAACGCGGGATCAGGGAACGTAGATATCTATACTTGCCCTACAGGGAAAAGAGCGATCATCACCTATATCTATGCCTATAACACTGCTGGCACCACGACTACGATGTACCCGGTTATCTACGTCAGTGGAACCTATTATCGAATTGGTGGCCAAGCAAACGTTGCAACTCTTTCCAATGGTCAGGTTCTGAATTTAAGCGCCCCTACTTCCTCTTGGATCATTCTCGAAGCGGGAGAAAAAATTGGCGTCAACACCACTCAGGCGGGACTGAACCTATACGCAAACGTCATGGAGTTCGACAACACGGCTCCTCTGAAAACCAGCAAAGTTGTGAGCATGGGTAACGGTAACAACACAATTTACACCTGTCCAGCTGGAAAAAAAGCCTTGATCCTAGACCAATGGGTTGGAATCAACTTGTCTATGAAAAAGCTTTATTACTTCAACAACTCAGGTCTTAGCAATGCCATTACTTGGTACGCGGTGCCAAGTGGAGGATCAGCCGGATCAACCAACCAACTGGCTACCGAAACAGTGAACAATGCCACTCTCTCTGTGAGGCAAGGGGGCGGATGGATGTTGAACGCTGGGGACTTTTTAGTTTGCAATACCCCCACTGGGACCGCAACACAGACCGGATGGATCAACGTATGGGAGAATTAAATGGGCAATAATATAATCAATGGAATCGGGTTCGTCTCAGGTTTCGGCCCTATCATAAGGGGAGCTAAAGCCGTCAATGCCTTTTCAGGCAACACAAGCGGAACAGTGGATATCTATACGGTTCCTACCGGAAAGAAAGCTTTTATCTCCTGGCTTTATGGACTCTCTTCTTCTCCTGGCATGACAGGAAGTCTGAATATCAAGGTCGGTGGAACTTATTATGGTCTTACCGGCATATCTACTGCTTTAGGGACAAATGCAAGATTATTTGTTGGAATGGTTTTGAATGCAGGAGAAAGCTTCTCGGTGATCGTTAACTCAAACCCAGGAGGAAATCTTTGGGTAAGAGCTATGGAGATGGACATCTCTACTCCTCTTTACACAGGACGATTGCTTAGCTTATCCGCAGGAAACAACACCTTGATGACAGTGACCACAGGAAAGACTGCCATGATCATCGATAGCAGCGGTGGTTGCTATGTTAACGCTTCTGGTGGTTTGTATCGAAATCTTTCTGGAGGAAATCGCAACGTTAAGACCTATCACGTGCCCAATGGTGGATCTCCTGGGACAACCAATCAATTCAACCAAAACACAGCCCTTGCTAATGGCAACAACTTAATCATGTCTATCCCTACATCCATGGGATCGGGAGATTCAATAGTGATTAATACAGATGCAGCTACGGCTACGCAATGGGCTTTTACGACATATTACGAAATCTAAGGGCTTCTGATGGCTTAATCTCGCTCTCCTCAAAATCAAAGGTTTCTTGTTCTCTCTTTTAAAATTGGGGTGTATAATTTCTCTCTGCTAAAGGGCTATAAAAAGGAAGAGCGGTAGGTATGAAGTATGCATTAGTAAACGACTCCCCTGAAGAAGCCCAGCCAGGGCTCTCCGGAAAATGCAAATGCTGTGGGAGTCCCACTATACCAAAGTGCGGAGAATTGAAAATTTGGCATTGGGCTCACAGTGGGAAACGGATGTGTGATCCATGGTGGGAAAATGAAACCGAATGGCATCGTGCCTGGAAAGGGCACTTTCCTAAAGAGTGGCAAGAGATCATTCATACCGCTCCAAATAACGAAAAGCACATTGCGGATGTGAAGACTGGTCAAAACTATGTAATTGAATTCCAACATTCGCATCTAAATCCTCAAGAACGAGCCATACGTGAGGCTTTTTATCAGAATATGGTATGGGTGGTCGATGGTACGCGTCTAAAGAAAGATTATCCTCGATTTCTTGAAGCAAAAAAGAATTTCTGCCCCATATACAAACCAGGATTCTTCCTGGTCCATTTCCCCGAGGAATGTTTCCCTTCTGCATGGGTTGAAAGCTCAGTGGAAGTTGTTTTCGATTTCCAAGGCAACCCACCGGCGGATCCCCAAGATGGGATGCGAGATACCCTATGGTGCCTGTTACCAGGACGAGCGAAAAGAGGTGCTGTAGTAATTGCCATTTCGCGCCAGACTTTTATAACAACTCTATCGAAACAGACTAGGTTGCTTCCGGATCCGGCTCATGAGTTTGTGAATGCTCTCGATAAGCTATTTGCTGATCAAGAAAAGATGAGGGAACAGCAGACACAAAATCAGGGATGGAAGCCTCGTAAAAGAACATGGAGGCTCTAAAAACAAGCATTAGACGCACTTGCCTTTTTATAACAGCCTTAAAATAAATCGGTTGGTTGTATGGATTTCCAGACAACCAGATTAATGGATAACCATTTGGATGGCCAGATGGTTGGTTTGATTCCCCTCTTCCAAAATGGATGGCCAGTCATCCATTCTTCAAATAGGTGTTTTTTATTTTGGAAACGGCAGACAAGCAAGACGACGTTGCAATCATAGTCCGGAATTCTTATGACTTTGCTGAGCCGACAACTTCTTTGTCTTTTTCCATTTTCTGCAGAACAATCGATAAGATGAAATCATTCATGCTCTTATCTTCTTGCGCTGCGCTAATCCGTATGGATTTTCTGATTTCCTGAGAACATTCTAATGTAATGCGTGCTCTTTTCGATTTACTGGAATCTTCCTTATCGTTTTTTTTCGCCATTACCTTCCTCGACTAACGGTTTTGCTAAAGTGTTTTCATCTTAACAACACCCCTAATTCCAGTAAATCATCAATTCACTGTTTACTTAAATATCCGCCTAACTTAAAGTTGGGGAATATCAAAGGACTCATGGAATGCAAGGACTCAACCGATGCACAAGATAGCAATTTCGAATCAAAAAGGGGGCGTTGGAAAGTCAACGACATCCATCAACCTGAGTGCAGGGCTCGCACGTGCTGGCAAAAAAGTTCTTCTCGTTGACTTAGATCCTCAAGGTCATTCAAGTTTGGGTCTAGGAATTAAGACAGAGAATCGACAAACGGTCGCAGAGCTTTTATGCCAAGACAATTGCACTATTAAAGATGTCATTCAACCATCTTATATTGAAAATCTACACGTAATACCTTCGGACAATTCCCTTTCTGCAGCTGAAGTCAAATTAGCGCAAACAACAGCCAAAGAATTTGTCTTACGAAAAAAATTAAAGAACGCAGAGTATGATTTTATCATCATCGATACCTCTCCTACATTCAATACTCTTCTAGCGAATGCCTTTCTAACAGCGGAGCACATTATTTTACCCGTGCAATTAGACTTTTTCAGCTTAGCTGGCATTCAATCTTTTATGGAATCAATCAACTGCACGAACGAAAAAGCCGGGAGTTTGGTAGAACACCACGCAAATATTATGGGAGTTCTCCTCACCTTCTATAAAACTCGCAGCAATCTTTCAAAAAGAGTCTTAGATGCATTGAAAGATATTTTTGGAGAGAAGGTTTTCGACACTAAGATTCCAGAAAACGTCAAATTGAGTGAAGCGCAAGAGTCCAGTAAAGCGGTATTCGATCACGATCCCAAATGTTCAGGGGCAGAAGCATACCACAATTTAGTGAAAGAAGTTATGGGGAGATTAACTAATGTCAATTAATGAACTGAAGGAAAAAACAAAAAAACAACTCCAAGTCAACGAAAAGAAAAAGATGGAGCTGTCGGAAATGATTGGAGATCAGATGGTTGGCAAACCAGAAAGCCAGCAAGACAGCAACCCAGAAATACAACAAACCACCCAGCCGGATGTCCAGCAATCCATTAATCCTGTCATCCACACAGCCGCTCATCCAGAAATCCAACCATCTGTACCCCCTTCTTTCCAGCAAGCTGCAATACCATTACCCCATCCAGCTGGCCATACAGCAGTCCACCCTGTCGGGAAAATGGGAGTCCAGGAAGATGTGAGACCAGAATTCCAGCCACCCAGACAAGCATCCATCTTCTCAGCCAAACAATCGAAAAATCAAAAAATCCAAACCTACAAGATGACTTTCAACATAAGAGAGGACATCCATAAAGCATTTCACGATCTCTATGCAAATCGAATACTGCAGGGGAGAGCTACTGAAAAATCGGAAATGATCTGTGAAGCAATTCAATTGCTCATAAGCATGGAAGAAAACCAAGTTAGGTAGCTCACGATAAAAAATACGGTATTCAAGGGGATTCGATATGATCGACAATTTGGCTAAAGAAAAACTAAAAGCATTCATCCGAATAGAAGACGTCATCGATCACCTCGATCTTCGCCACAAATTAGGACTAAAGCATGTTGGGGGCTATTTAGTAGGGAAATGCATCGCAGGGCATGAGTCTAAAAGCGGCCAATGCTGCAAATTAGGACCCGATTGGAGCCATCTGCACTGTTTCAGCTGCAACGAATCATTTGATGCCATTGAGCTCGTACAGAGGGAAAAAGGGCTAAACTTCGTGGATGCCTGCCAATATCTCGCTGAAAATTTTCGCTCTGACCTGCTTGAAGAACTAAAAAAAGGTTCTTTTTCATCTACCGCACCGAAGCAAAATTACGCCTTATCCCACCTATACGAAATGGTCTTTCAATATGGCAAAGAGCTTCTTTTCACCGGGCAGGGGAAAGACGCTTTAGATTATCTCGTAAAAATCCGAGGGTATGATCCAACTAAACTCCAAACTACAGAATGGATATATTGGCCCAAGGATGCTGAAATAAGAAAGCATTTAAAGTCCAAACTCCCCAAAGAGAGACAGGAAGAAGCGAATTCGATCAAGCTCAATGGAAATGGCGGTGATTTATTTAGAGTTGCCCTTCCCTATAGAGATCGCTTTGGTAAAATTCTTGGTTTTGCAAAAAGAGCTGCAATCAAAGAGGGTGTCACAGATTCCGAAGGGAAAATACATCGATGGAGCTATACAGCCGGACTAAAGAAAGATGATCCCTTCAATATTTGCAGATGTAAACGCGAAAAAAATCTCATCTTGGTAGAAGGGCTTCCCGATGCCGCCTATCTTCCCAGCGTAGGGATCAAAAACATTATAGCCACTGGTCAAGGCGAGCTCTCTGCTAAACATATCGAAAGTCTGAAAATTTATGAAATCGAGAGCGTTATCATCGCTTTTGATAATGATCCTAAGGATAGCAAAGGTGAAATAGGCTCTATTGAGAAAGCAAAAAAGGCAGCGGACCTTCTTGAGAAAAATGGGATCAAAGCGTTTATTCTACCACCCAATCTTCTATCACCCTCCAAAGATCCAGATGAGTATGTGAAAGCCAATGGTCCGGAATCCTTTAAAAAGCTCGTTGAGAAAAACGCATTAGCTCGCGTCAGATGGCTTCCTTCGTACTTTGCCTACAAACATGACCTTGGAACAGACATAGGCCGTTTTACGGCCCTTGGCGGCGTTTCTAAAGCCTACTCTCAAATCCATGACGAATTCGAAAGGAGCCTTTTCAAGCGAGAAATCGAAAACACTTTCCAATTGAACCCCGAAGAAAGCGAGGGTATGCTGGCAAAAGCCCTAAAAGAGCAGAAAGCTCAGGATGCGGTCGAAAAACATAAGCAATCGGTTGATGAAGCTCAAAAGCTGATCTCTGAAGGGGACATTCTCAAAGCCACTCAGCTTCTTTCTCAGTTGAACAAAGAAGGGAAAAAAGAAGAATCGCATGTTAAACCCTACACGATCGATGACCTAAGGGAGGATCTATCCAAAATCCCAGAAGGGTTAAAAACAGGCTATAAGTCTCTGGATAAAACAGTCTTAATGCCTCAAGGCGCCATCACAATCATTGCAGGAAGACCTTCCCACGGTAAGACGACAACCCTTCTTAATTTCATTGTGAACATGGTCAAACTGTATCCTGAGAGAGAATTTTATTTCTTTTCCTATGAGGAACCAAAAAATCAAATACTCTTAAAAATCCTCAATATTTTGTCCGGAGAATGTGTTAGTGAAATCAGCAATCTCTCTAACTTAGAAGGTTATGTAAGAGGTGGGCTGAATAAGTCACCTAAGATCAATGAAGCAATAACTCTTTTGCAATCATGGACAGAAAGCCATCGTTTGGTTGTATGCGACCATCCATTTTTCGTCGATGACTTAAGCAGAGAGATCGGGCGTCTCAAAGAAAGAGGAAAGCTAGGCGCTGTTTTCATTGACTACATGCAAAAAGTAAAATTTCGCGGCAAAGCATCCTCTAGACAATTAGAGCTGCAAAAAATTTCAGAAACCATTCTGGAAGCGGCTAAGTTTTATTCTATTCCTATCATTCTAGGAGCCCAGCTAGGCAGAGGTAACACTAAAGCAGAGGTGTTACGAATGGATAACATACGTGAGGCCGGCGATATCGAAAACGACTCAAAAGTTATTCTAGGCATCTGGAACGAGGCTAAAGAAGCAGCAGATACCAAGGGAGTTCCTTTGAGCAGAACAGTCGATTTCGACCTTGTCGTACTCAAAAATCGAAACGGCCTCTCCAATCATACCGTCTCCCTAACCTTCGATAGACCTTTATCCACCTTAAAAGAAAAGAGCTGAGCTTCAAATGGAAAAAACAAAAAAAGATAAAAAGAATCCTGTTAAAAAAGAGAATAAAAAACTACCGACAGTAGAAACTAACATTGAACCCGACTATCAACTGTCCGTAGTAAAAAAGAAGCTCCATGTCGTAGACAATAGAACGGGAAAAACCATCAATATCAATACGATCGAAGACCTGCAGTTACTTGGAGTATCTCTAGGTGAAGTTGGAGGAGCCGAAAGTACATGGGAATCTGTCGCTTCTTCTATCCAAAATTTCTCTCCTAATCAACTAACTTCCTTAAAAAACATACTCGGCGGAATGGCTCCCACAGCCCAACGCGTATTAATCGAAGAAGCAATTCAAAAAATCGTAGAACAATCCTCAAACAAAGATACTTTTGCTCTTCCTTCTCATCCTCTGATGTTCACTTTGCTAGCTATGTTTGCAGGGAAACCAGACATGATCCCACGGCGTCTATTGACCAAGCCTTATTCAGAATGGAATGAAACGGAGCAGAAAGAAGCCGAAGAATTCTTTTCGTCGATCATAAAAATCGAAAAAACAACGAGCTATGATAGCGGAAAAGAAGAAACCAGTTCAAAACACATTGCAGTCATCAGTGACAACCCTAAAGTGGAAGCTTCTGCTCAAATCGATATCTCCTTGTTTAAATCTGACGTCCGCTTTAGAGAAGTGAGCCTAGCTCTCTACATCAAGCGCACATTCGGAGCCGAGGGCCTGCGGCATCTCTTAGGCTTATTAATCGGTTTGGAGGAGAATTTTAGGAATGGGCACTTCATTTGGAGCGTGAATGATCATTTAGCGCGTCTAGGACACAAGAAAAAAGCTAATGGCTCCTATGACCACGGACTGAAGAAAACAGCAAGTGAGATCATCCGGATTTTCCAGAGCCTTTTTATCACAGCTCGTAGAAAAGATGGCAAAGCTGAAACTGTTAGAGGTGAGCGCCTATTTAGCATCGATGGGTTTCAGCAAGAAATATTCGATAAAGTCATCATCGATGAAAAAATCAAACTGCGGGCTACAGACTTCTGGTATAAAAACGCCTTTGAGCCAAAAGATGGTCAATCAGCAAAATACACCAAACTGCTTAAGAAGATTGCCCAGGAAAACCATAGGCTTCACCCTCTCACGATATATCTAACTCCTCTATTGGCAATCTTTTGGAGAATGAGCCCTCAACAGAAAATCTCTGTTGCTAATCTAATGGATTGGTGTCATTTGGGCTCAGAAAGTCGATATAAAATGAGAGATCTTAGATCGCTAGAGTCTGAGCTGAACTACATGAAGGAACATGGTTACTTAGGGGAGTGGTCCCATACAGGAGAAAAGTCTCTCCCTTCAGATTGCGAAAACCCCTTCAACTGCTCGTTGACTCTCACACCGCCTGAATGGTTTGGTCAAGAGATTGGACGTATTCAATCAAATAGAGAAATTCCGGCTTTAGAGCATAGAAAAGAAGACAAATTGGTTGATTTTGAAGAATTTAAAGAAATTTACAAGCGCTCGAGCTTGAATGTTAGACAGTTTGGTAACCACATAGGCATTACCGGACAAATGGTTAGCTATATCCTCAATGAAAAACGACAGATCAGCAAAGAAGTCTCAGACAAAGTGAGGGCTTTTGCTAAAAAGTACAAGTAAACAAAAACGCCCCTTCTCAGTCACAATAAAAGTGAGAGGCGCAGCTTGCACTTCCTTGAGTTTAAGAGAGAAATTCTTCTCTTTAGAACAAAATGTGTTTGTAAACAAGCGTAAACAGAATCGACCCTCATCTTTCACACTTTGTCAACAGAATCGACCTGCCTTAATCGCAACATCGTCCCCCTTGAATCACCATACCGCCCCCCTTGAATCACTCACTGTTTTGCAAACGGCTGATTTTAGGGGACTTAGGATCAAGTAAACAGCTCTAATTATATTCAATCAGAATATAAAATGTTTACAGCTATCGCAGTAAACAAAAGTCTCTCTCCCGCTTCGCTTCGAGAGACAAGAAGAAAGCCCATCTGAAGAAAAATCCCTTTTCTCTGCTTTTTGTAAACAAGTGTAAACAGAAACGACCTTCATCCTTCACAAAACAAGAGTTCACTACTTGAGCATCATGAGCATCGATTCTCGAATTGATAAATTGTAAAAAACCTATTGAATTAGAGAGGGTTCTGTAAAAAATTTACTCTATAGACTTGAGGAGGATAGAACCTAAGAAATTGGAAAGTCTGTAAACAAACGTAAACAAGATCGACCTCCATCACTCACAAATCGCTATTTTCATATTTAGACAGGCGTTTTTTTCTCCTAAAGTGCTCAATGGAAAATTAGGTGACGTTAGAAGACAAAGATAGCTTGTAAACAAGCGTCAACAAAAACGACCCCCATCTTTCACAGCAGTTCATTTGAGAGATAAACCTTTTTGTAAACAGATCCGACCTTTTTGACTCACTTTTTTCGACCCATCTTGTTCACACTAGGGCCTGTTTCATACAAATGCAGTTGAGCTGAATGACTTGAAACATCAAGATTGGCCAAGCTCTCGTTGAATCAGGGCGATTGTCCCCCTTTTGTAAACAAGCGTAAACAGAATCGACCCTCATCTTTCACACAGTCTCGACACAGACACATCTTTTCGTAAACAGAAACGACCTGCTTCATTCACAATTTCCGACCTTCGTCAATCACAGCTTAGCCTTATAAAACACTCATATCTTTCTAAAAATAAGCCGCTTGTGATATCTCCTTCAGAAGAAGCAGCCTAGAGAATCCCCAGATGTCTTGTAAACAAAAGCCGTAAATCGAAAAGTTTTCAGCTTTGTCCCCACGGATGAGGATTTTGTAAACAGCTGTAAACAGAAACGACCTTTATCTTTCACTGCCCCATATAATGGGTTGGACATCCAATCTTCCATATTGCCATCTTCTTGGATTGCTGGGTGTATGGTAGGCAGGGGAGTTGGTGATAGGGGAGTATGGTAGATAAGTAAACCATCCTTACAACCATCTGTCTGTTTTTACTTCCATACAACCAGCCAACCAGCTATATGTTTATGTGGGTGTCTGGCCAGTTGGTTTGTTTCTTGAACAGTCGGATGGCAAGACGTTCATCTTGGAAGGGGAGTGGCCCTTTCGAAAGTTTGCTAGATCGGCGAAACGGGCTGGCAATAATCTGAAAGAACAAAAAAAGGATAAACAATGAAGAAGCTATTTATCGCTGCATTGCTATTTTTTAGCCCGGCAATATTCGCTGTAAATCCAGCGATTGACTCGGACAAAATGTATCTCACACCTGATGAGCTTTGCCTCAATTACTTTGATGGATTTTACATTCATCTTGGACATAATGTCTGGGTAAAGACAGGAACCATTCATCGAGACGCTGGCGGAATTTATTTCTATGACGATGGCCTTGTTAAAGAGTGGAAATGTCCTTATTGCTTTATGTACTGGCGACTCGAACAGGCATGTCAAAACCCAGAATGTAATGGGAAAAAATGAGAGCTGAAAATCGTTGAAATCAAAGCAATATTGGTAGCAAGGATTAGAGTTGATAAGTCCATCCAAAATTTGCTAAAGTGAAAAAATGAGTTCAGAAACAACGTTAGAGCTAACTGACAAGATCCAAAGAATTGCAAAGGGATCGCTATTTCTTTTTCTCTTGCAAGCGACTGTGATTTTGTGTTTAGTTTTTGCAAAGCCGATCTTTTATAAAGAAATTATGGCTTATTCCTCTTTGGCATTAGCTATAACATTCTTTGTGCTGAGCAAAAAACATAGTGCGTATTGGGTTTTATTGGAAAATCAACAACCTATTACAGATCAGGTTAAAAAAGAAGCCTGGAAAAGGTATTTTCTGGCTTTTGCAATTCCTCAAATTGTATCTCAGCTGATCTTTTGGGTGTTTCTTTTTACCAACCTCAAATAAGCACTTAAACTGCTGATAATTAGCTACTTATACAACATAAGATCAATTATCAGACGTTGAATTAATTCCCCAAAAGCCCCTGTTTTAAGTCTCAAAGCCTCTAATACCCAAATCCACATACCGAGCGATTAACTTTAACTTGGAGGTTTTATGTTTCTTAAATTTGGATCCATAGCGCTGTTGCTATTAACCGGGTGTTCTCCAGGCTTCTTCTCAGCTGCAGAGGATATAGCTACCCAAGAAGCTATTTCCTTAAAGGTTGACCGAGAAGCCCTTCAGAAAGACACCGATGTAAGGATCTCCGTAGAGGTCATTAACAAAGACCCTGCGGTTAACTCTCCATCGTCTTCGTCCTCACCTGCCCATTAGGCTGTTGCGACTAGGCTTTCAGAGGGCATGGATGTAGGTACAAACACCTCGGTGGCTGCCTTATTCTTAGCCCTTTTTTCAACGTTGGTCTGATCGAGTTTCCATTTATTGAAAGCGGTTATGAATCCTGCCTCATTGGAAACGGCTGAATTGATAATTTGAGCTTCTGTCTTATTGGTAGCTTGAGCGATTTTACGGACGTAAGCCATTTTTTCGTCCTCTCGTAGGTGTTTTTGGAAGAATTCGTCGTAGCCTGGTGTGTTTTCATGTTCAAGCTGTTTTGGAGGCTCCTGTGGCGCTTCTTCTGTGCTTTTATAAACCTCCACGGTACGACTTGAGAGATCAGGCATGGCTGTAGGTGTTGAACCGTCTTCTTCTCCCAGTTCTCCTATGGCATAGGCATTCATGATTACATCTGGCATGAATTTCCTAGCCCCTCCTGAAAGACAACGGCTGTATACCATATCTCTGGGGGTCTTTTTCCAATTGTCTTTGCTAAGGTAACCGGCTTTTGCTGCCATTTCAATCGTGTATTCATACTCAAAGGTGCAATTATCCTTGGGTCGATCAGATCTCCAGAATTTGATCTTGCAGGATTTTTCATCGAGCTGAAGAACATCCGCTCTATGACCCGCATTGACGATCATCATGTTCATGAGCTGCGCCGACAGGCTTACAAGGCCGGAAAAGGTATATAGGCCGCCATTTAGACACATCATTAGAGGGAGATTCATCTCTCGAGCTGTGAGATAAATTGCAAGGACTCCGCCTGGCCCGAGTTTTTGATAATAGGGGCAGGTAGCCAGAACCTTGCAAACTGAAATGATCTGGTCCATCTCTTGGCCGACTGGCATTGCGAAAGAATTTCGAACGGTTAATTGACTCATGGTAGACTCCTTAATTTTTGATTCTCATGCTGATTTCTTCTTTTTCAAAGACTTTGATTCCTGGGATATTGCGAACGCCCTGTTTGACCGCCTCATCAACCTTTTTGCTGTCTAGAGAAAGGTATTCTCGGGGGACTTGCGCTTCATTTTCTAATTCCCAAACCCATTTTTTTACTTTTGTAAGCTTGCCATCTTCGACGAACATTTCTTGTGATTTGGCGATGAAGGAAGCGTTATTAGTGGAAGCAGACTTTTGGAGGTATTCGTCGAGTTTGCTTTTCAGATTGTTTTCGATCTCTTCCAGCTTTGCTTCGTATTCCTTTACGATCTTGTTAATGGCCTTCTGGAAATCAAGGTGTGGGCGAACAATGGATAGCCTTGTTTCGTCTAGCTGTTTACGAATTTTTCTAGCCTGCAAGCTCATAGAAAGAGCCTGGCTTGCGCTTTCTTCACTTTCAATCACATGGCATGATGCGCGCGAAATGAGCGGCGTAAGGTCTAGCTTTTTGCTTAAAAATTGGGTGGCTTGGCCTACTGTCATGCCACCTGCTTGAATATTCATGATTTCGTTTTTCTTGATCGCTTCGTTCGCTTCTTCAAAATTGAACATGTTGTTAACTCCTTAGTCGAAAAATAGTGTAAATAAGAGGGCTAGCAGACTCCCCGCTCCTGCCTTTCTCTGCCTGCCGGTTTTTGTGATAGGGATTCTAATTTTTCGAGCGAGGGAGCTTTTTGCTCCACTCAGCCCCGCTAGTTTTTTCCAGCTAAATCCGCCTTTGTTCATATTCAACCTGCCTTTTGTATTGTTATATGGTTGGATGTACAGGTGACTGGGTGTATGGTTGACTGGATGTCCATCTCCCCCTCCCCTTCTTCATAGTCATGAGCAAATTCTTCCTCCCAAGATTCGACGCAATCATCTGAACAAAAATCCAATTTTGGGTCATATTTTGTTCCGAGAGCATCGTCAGAGCTGAAGTACTCTGAACACATTGCGCATTCGATTGATCGGGGACCGTACATCTCGTCGATCATTCGATCAGTCTGGGCCTCGTAGGCTATTTGCATTCTGTCTATCCAGTCCATCTTGTTTTCCTTTTTAGACTCTACCTTGTTTTATACACGATACGATAAACGTAGAGCCTATTTATTCCTACTAGAAAAGTGTCTTAAAACCAAAAAAATTAACCTTTGGAGGCTCGTAGGCATGTTTTTCATCATTTCTCCTATTGGAAAAAGTGGAAGAGTTCTGCTGCACCTAGAAACAGCCGTTCATCTCTTTCATGGTTCGTGTATTCAACAAGTTTGGGGAGCTTGCCTTCCCGATCTAGGATAAGGCAGACGCGTCGTGGAATATCGATTCCTTGGCTTACGCGCATTAAATATCGATAAGCCGCTGTCTGGAGTTGCCACGATTGACTCGCTTGCTGCGGAGTCTTTATATCAATAAGAGTTTCAGTCGTGTCCCCTTTAAGGGTCACGATCAGATCGAGTTTTCCAGATATGAGATAGTTGCTGCAGGAAAGCCGCATTTCACTAACCCACACCTCTTTTACCATTACGTCAAACCACTGAATAAAACTGTCGACGTATGGCTTGCACTCCTCGTCGACTTTTTCTATCAGTAGATTTTGAACGTAAAGCTCGCAGTATTTGTGGACGCGCGTGCCTCTCTCTTTCGCTTTTTCGAGTACGTCTGGGTCTATTCGGTCAAAGGAAATGTAGGGCGCAAGGACTTCTGTAACCCGGGCGTAACCGGGTGGGATATCATCTGGGTCTGTCATTATCTGTCTCTCTTTGGTCATGTAGTCGAGAAGAGAGGACAGATCATCCCCTCTTCTTTATTTTTTCTTTTTTTGTTCTAATTCCTTTTCATAAGCTATGGACAGCTTGCGGAATTGTCCTCCAAGCTTTTCTAAGTCAAGGAGTAATAATCGGACACGAAGAAGACAGGAAATTGTATACTTGCCAGACTTTTCCTGATCTTTTTTAGCTTTTACTAAGTCGTATTTAATCGACTCAGTTAAGCCAATAATCTCTTCCATTGAATGGCCGAGGGTTAAAGATTCTAAAAAGTCTTTGTCCATCTTCTGTCTTTCCATAGTTGTGTCCTTTTTTCCTTGAGGAATTGGTTAATTTAAGGCTAGCATGATACCAATCCCTGTAAAGATTCCCGAGAGGAATAGCAGGGGCATAGGGATAAGCATTTTGCGAAATTCCACCTTTAGGGGGGCTGGTCGGCAAACTTGACCCCCTAATTTTTCTTCGCAAGCCCTAACATTTCCCATCGATAGATCGAGTCTATTCTGCCTCATTCTCGGAGGTAAATTTTCTAGCCGTATCATTTCGTTTATCATTCTGACTCCTATTTACTGTTTCGATCCTGTAAATCATTCCCCCAAAGGGCATATGTCTTTCGAAAGAGTCAATTTTAGTTTTTTGTATGCTTGCATCGTACTCTTTCTTCAACATCTTGAAAACCACTTTTTTTTGACTTTGGAAGCTTGTAGACGAAACATTATCCTAGAGCATCTTTTAAGCAAACGAAAAGATTTACAAAAACATTTTACCCCACATATACTGCGCTAAACTAGGAGGAGTCCGAACATGAATCAATCAATGGAATTAGAGCGCTGGTTGAGAAAAAACAACATGGAAACCAACGAACTGGCGAGGCTATCCGGGTGCACTCGTCAGGTCATTTGGAAAGTCAAAAAAAATGAAACGATTGATGAAGAGACGGCTCAGAAAATCTATTTCATTACAGGCGGCCAAGTAAAACCCGCTTCTAGATCGAAAGGCAGGCCCAGAAAAGATAGACCAAAAACGGCCTCTACCATGAGCAATACAATGAAATTTTGCGAAGTATAACGAATGACTTCCCCTACAAAATACAAAGTGAATGATGATGAATGCCTAGAATTCAAGCTAAAGGCCATGGCTCGCAGAGCGGTAGCCGCAGCACTGAAGGATGGTCTGATTAAACGACCCATCTGCTGTGATCTTTGCACTCTAGAACACAGTAAACTTGAAGCTCATCATGTTGACTATGGCTCTCCCCTGCATGTTTATTGGCTTTGCAATACCTGTCACGGAGTCGTTCACAAAAAAAACCACCCTTTGAACCCAAATAATAATGTCCAGACGTCAACACCAACTGCTTGGAAAAGAGACGAGAATCAGATTGTTTCTTTTGCTCTGCCTTTCGAAAACTTCGTCGTGATTAAGAAACTAGCGGACAAGCAGAAAATTTCCGTTCCAAAGCTTTTGAGAGGGCTGGTGCTCAGGGAATTTCCTGTAGGTGACGATCAGATAAATTTTGATTCAGAGGCAAGAAGGATAAATGACAACACACAAGATGACCAAGTCAAAAGAACACAGGACTTGGATAAGAATCAAGATGCTATGCTACAACAGAAACGCCAAAAGCTACAAGAGTTACGGAGGACGCGGAGTGGAGGTATGTCCGGAGTGGAAAACCTCTTTTCTGAAGTTCCTGGAAGACATGGGGCCTAGGCCAGAAGACTGTGATGGCATAGAATTAATCGACCTCGATGGCGACTTTTGTAAAGCCAATTGTCGATGGGTTGGGCCTCATAATAGAAGGTCCTGTTCTGAAATGCCCGGAAATACAAAGAGATTGCAGGAAAAGGTATATAAATCGCCGACTATGGTTTGCATTCGAATCGAGAAAAATTATCATGAGTTTTTAAAGCGCCTGGCGGCAGAGAAATCTGACAAAACGGGGAAGATTTATTCTGTTTCTAGAATGATCGGAGAAATGCTTGAACAAGAAGCCCCAATGCCAAATCAAGCTAATCCAGATGATCAGTATCTTAAAAAACTCTTAGCTGGAATTCCTATCAAGAAAAAGAAAGAGGGAAAATCAGCATTTAAAAAACCTATCATGGTCGGTATAAGAGCTGAGAAAGCTTACCACGACTTCTTTAAATGTTTGGCGATTGAAAGGTCGAACCAAACTGGAGAAATTTACTCTGTTTCACAATTGATTAGGGAAATAATTGAAAAGCATGCTCCAATACCAACTCCAAAACAATTGGATATGTTTAGTGCAGAAAATTCTTAACTATATAAAAATAAGCACGTCAAATTGGAGTTTTGACGCGGAGGATTAAGTTTTATGGCTAAGCCACCTTTAGATGTCTACTCTCTCAAACAATGGGAGGGTGACGCAAACAATTTTGCTGTGCTTCTTAAAATTAGCTCTAAATGGCAAGTGAAGATAGGAACTGCCGACAATAGTTTCTCGACTGATGAAAACGCAACGCGCATCGCCGAAACCGGAAGACCGATTTTTTTCGAAAATGCCACCCCCTATTTTCCAGACTTCCCCATCAAAAAAGCAGAGTATCTAGAACCTTTGAATGGGCAAAATGCATACCCGTAAATGGGTAAAAAACTAGAGCAAAATAAGCTCTAAAAAAGAGAAAGCCCTAGGATTAGCGGCCTAGGGCTTTCCAATGTGAATGGGATCAGAATTATTGAAGGCTGACACCTTCAAAGCTCCCAATTTAGCGGTTGGGAGCACTGAAAAGAAAAGAAGCGATGTATATCACACATTACTTCTCTGTCGTTTTTTTCACAACGAACGGCAGAAGTGTACCACTCGTGAGGATTTTTCCTCCAAGGGTAAAATGTTATATATAGGATCGCCTATTTTCCTTTCATAATAATTTTTTAAAAATTGAAAGGGATGCAAAACAATGGGGATCATCCGTACTTACCATGATAGGGAAAATCCCTACGTTCAAATTAACAGTGCTTCGATTAGAGATACTAATTTAGACCTGACGGCCACGGGGCTCTTTGCATACATGTTTTCATTCAGGGATGATTGGTTATTCAATATTCCAGATCTCTGCAATCGAAAGAAGATCGGCAAGAGAGTAGTTTACGGAGCTCTCAATGATCTGATTCAACATGGGTATGCCATTCGTTATCAAGATTCAAAAATGACCACCATGGACGGCAAAACAAAGCGCCACCTTGGAAGAATGGAATATCTCATGTTTGAGACTCCCCTCTCTTATACAAGAAGAAAGGCGGTTGTTCTTCAATCAGCCACCGCGCCTTATTTTCCCGATGACTCAAAGTTTAAGGAGGAAACTTCTGAAACGGAAAAAAAAGTGGTTTACGAGCCTTATAGTGAGCTTTCTCGTTTTGTGCATGCTCAGCCTGAGCGCCCTCAAGTTGAGCGTACTCAAGATGTGCCCCTAAGTAACAATGAAAGATCAAGTAACAATGAAAATACAAGTATCATCAAAGGCAAAGAAATCAATGAGGGATCACTGCCTTTTTCGATAAGAAAAGAAGAGTCGATGAAAGCGCCTTTGGTTCAGCTAACTCCTGCCAAGACCAGTCCTAAAGCTACAGGAAAGAAAAGCTTTAAACTTACAGAGGAGCAGGCGGAGACCTATAACTGGCTTAAAGAGCAGGGCCTGAATACAGACGATGACACTCTGAACTATTGGTCGAGGAAATACCCTTCACATCGCTTAAGAGAGGTTGTCAATTTTGGGCATGCTCGGCGTACATCTGGTCAGCATATCCCAAATCTTGGAGGCTGGGTGCATAAACTGCTTATGAATGGGTTAGCAGTTGTAAACGATGAGTGCAAAAACAATCGTGAATTTGCTGAAGAATTTGCAAGGGCGAATAAATGGGAGGACCTGAAAATTTATGAGAAATATGTCAAAGATACTGTGACTGAAGATGACTTACCCTTAACGATGTCGAGCGAAGCTTTTATCAGAGCCTTGGAGTCCTTATGCCGGAAAAGTCAGCTCTATAAAAATATGTGAAGAATAGTTTTGTATTATTAGGGTAAAGTCTTTATTGTGAAAAGTACGCTCATTTCTACAGGATATGGGCTGCTTGGTTATGCATTAACCTCCGTGGTATGCGGGGGTCAACATAATCAGCACAAATTAAAAGATTAACAAAAGGAAATCAAGAATATGGAAGACTTTCAGGTGGAATTCCTAAGTTTCGATGAAACTCCTGATGAAAAGTATCTTGGGGTTGCTAGCTTAAAAATATTGGGCAAGATCATATTACGTTTTAAGGTTCAAAGAACTAAAGATGGAAATGGGATGTTTGTTGCAATTCCAAGCTATAGAAAAACAGATCCTACTGGCGAACAGTGGTGCCAATGGTTTATGCTAGATTCGTCAAGCCAAAAGGAAATGGTTGAGAACTTGATTAAATCGAAAGTCAAAGCCTACTTTAAGTCGAAGTCGGACGATGCCTCGAATTCAAGCTCTGGCGGCTCGTTTTGCTCTTCAAATGGATTTAACGGACAAAGCCAGCACTCAGCTCATAAAGCGGCTTCTGCGTCAAATGGATGGGGTTCTCAAGCGTTTTCCCCACGTACTGCGTAGCCACTGACTCAATTAACGCTTCTACTCAAATTACCCTCTTTCCCCAATTACTCCTCTAAAATTTAGCTAGCACAAAATTAAAAAAAGCAACCACTGTACAAGGCTGTGCCATGCCAAATGTTAGACATGAGGAATCACTCGAAGGGATTGTGATACCTGAAATAATTCAGGATCCTCCTGGTCCACAAAGGACTGAGGAAGAAGACTTATCCCAAAAAGGCGATGGTCATGCTTGCAAAAATCAATATCGAGAAGACTTTCACAAACAGGTCTAATCTCGATTGATAGGCACAGCTCCTTGAGACTTTGGTCAATAGGAGTGATTTTATATGTCCATACCTTCCAATGTTTTTGATCAAATCAACAACTTAGCCTCCACTCTTGGCACTACCGATTTCTATGAGCAAAGGCTAGATAACGATAGCGCTGGCAGACCCATGTATGTGGGATTCTCCCCTACACCTAATGCGAATGTCGATAGTCAGATTTGGTTTATTAGAAAGCTGAGTTACGACAATAACAATTTCATCAATCGGGTTCAGATTCCGGACAACGGAGCTGGGTTCATCTACAGCTGGACCAGTCGTGCGTCCTATTTTTCTTAAGGAGCGCATATGACGATCTATGGATATAACCCGTTTATCAATAACCTGGATAAATCAGGAAGTGGGGGCGGAGGAGTAGGAAACGTCATCGGTCCGGATTCTGCTGTTCCAGATGACATAGCTACGTATGCCGACTCCACAGGAAAAGTCATCAAAGACTCCGGTGTAAAAGTCATAGACTTATTGGCTGTAGCGAACAACCTCTCTGATGTAGCAAGCGCCTCTTCTGCTTTCGATAATATTTCCCCCCTCACCACAAAAGGCGATTTGCTGGTGCGAACGGCCTCAGGAAATGTTCGACTTCCAGCTGGTCCAGACACTCAGGTTCTTACAGCTGATTCAACGCAGCCAGAAGGGGTCAAATGGGCGCCTGCACAGGGCTCGGCTTTTCCCTTTACAGAGATCACGAGCACTTCCCAATCCATGACTGTCAATAGCGGGTACATTTTAAACAATGCAGCTTTGGTCACAGCCACATTGCCCCCTACAGCAGCCGTTGGAGATCTTGTTTGGGTTATCGGAAAGGGAGCGGGTGGATGGCGCATTTCATGTAATGTGGGGCAGATTATTCATTACGGCAATCGAGATAGTTCGGTTGGTGGGAATTTAGACTCTACCAATCAGTATGACGCGATACAGCTTCTCTGCACAACTGCCAACACGGACTGGACATGTACTGGAATCTCTCAAGGCAACATGGATGTAATTTAATGGAGTTCGTCGGTGGCTAAAAAATTTCCGAAATGGCGTGTGGGTTTGGCATTTACCCAATATTTTATGGTTGAGGTAGAAGCTCCAACGGAAGAGATGGCTATAGAAAAAGCCTGGGCTGGAGCCTGCTGTGAAAGTGATAAAGTAGAGACTGGAAGTTCAGCAGCAGTGACATCTGTACTCATATGCGATCGAGAAGCAACAGATTTTGCTCATTACGTTCCTGAAATTTTCCCGACAAAAGACAGTAATAAGTAA